CATCAACCCTCTTCTCGAAGATAAAAACCATGACGCCTTACGAAGCAGTCAGGGAAGAGTTCGACTTTCCATTCGAGCTTTACCCATTTCAAGTTGACACAGTCAACGAATCAACGGAGTACACCCGATTCGGGTTCTACTGGGAAGCGGGCTCCGGCAAGACCGCCGGAGTAACCCACTACGCCCTGTTCCACACCTTGACGCAAGGTGTGCGCCACTGGGTGCTGGCCATGCCGCCTATCCTGGTTCCGCAGTGGGCGCGCTGGCTGCGCTCCATCAAGCGAAAGCGAACCGGCAAACCCCTCCGAGTCGTGGAGTACGCGGGAACCCCCCAGCAACGCGCCAAACTGAGCCTGGAGGCGGACTTCATCCTGATGTCATACGGATTGCTCAAAAACGATTTTGAGCGACTACACGGCTTTCTGGAGGGTCGAACCTACGGCGTGATCTGTGACGAGGCCCACGCAGTCAAGAACATCACCTCGCAGACCTTCAAGGCGGTACGGGAGATGTGCACAGGGCACCACCTCGCCCTGCTCACCGGCACACCCTTGACCAAGCCGATTGACGCCTACGCCTACATCAAGTTGTTGGCGCCGATCGTCTACCGGAACATGCGCCAGTTCGAGCAACTTCACATCAAGGAGAAGGATGAATACGGGACGGTGACCCAGTGGGACAACCTTGAACTGCTGGCCAGCAACATGAAAATTTGCTCGTCAAGGGTCTTGCGCCGGGAGGTCCAAAGCCAATTGCCTCCTATAACGTTTACCACGCAAGTCTATGATCTGGCACCCGCCCACTACAAGCTATACGAAAGAATAGCCCAGGAGCGCTTGGTCGAATTCGAGGACGGTCGTGAGATCGACGCCATGTCTACCCAGGCCCTTTACTCTGCTTTGCAGCAGATTGTCATCAATTGGGGTCATTTTGACGACGATGAGAATAGGGAACCGGCGGCACTGGAATTAATCGACGAGGTGTTCAACGAGATCGGTTCTGATGCAAAATTGGTAGTTGTTGCGAACTTTATAAGGTCGAACAACTACCTGCTGCAGAAACTGAAGAAATACCAGGCCGTCGCAGTCTACGGCGAGATTTCCAGCAAGGGCAAGCAGGAGGCAATCAGGCGATTTATTGAGGATAGCGACTGCAGGTGCATCCTGCTACAGCCCCAAAGCGCTGGTTTCGGGGTAGACGGACTGCAGCATGTCTGCAGTGACATGCTGGTGCTTGAGGCACCGACAGTAGCGCCACCCTTCTACCAGGTGGCTGCTCGACTGGACCGTGATGGTCAGAAGAACCCGGTCAACTGCAGGATCGGAGTCGCAAACAAAACGGTTCAGGTACGAATGTTCAAAAATTTACTGGAAAACGACGCTATGGTTAATTCGATCCAGGGTGGGTACCGGGACCTAAAGGACGCGATTTATGGTGGTTGAGCCAAAGACCTTCCTGGATGACAGGGAGTCTTTCGAGGAACTGCTTCGGAATATGTCCGAGGGTGAGCTGTTCGTCTACGACGGATACAAGGCCTTGAGCATGGAGTTCACGTTCCCTGGCCGGAACATGGTGGTTTACACCCTACACCGAAAACGACCCATAGACATTGTTGTAATAACATTCGGAGAGTTGACCGTCGATTCGGAATATGGACCCAGGTTCACAGTGTCCGATCCCGACGGCGATTTCCGAGTGAATGCGGTACCTTCCAGGTACCGAGACCGCGACCTATTTTTGCACGCCCCGCAAAATTTCACACTCCGTTACAGGGGTGTTCGGTCACCAAAGCAGGGCGTAGAATTCACGTCCCATTACGCCGTATTGGTAAAGACTCGATCCAAGGAAATTCACCAGATCGAATCGCACACGTACTGCGTAACGCTAAAACAATTTCGTGAGAGATTTCCAGACCTGAAACTCAGGTACTGAGTCCCGCGAAGCCCGAATAAGAACAATAACAAATGGGCTCTTTATGTATTTTTGGCACCAGAAAACTGGTGGGGAGGACGCTTGGCTCGAAGCGCTCTCCGTCCATCGCGCGAAAGTAATTTCCGAGACGAAGCCCGCCTTCGTCACCATCCTGAATGCAGATTCAGTCCCGGAAAAGGATTGGGGCCGCGAAGAGTACGCCAAGATGAAATACTCTGGGCCTCTGTATTTCGATTGGGACAGTGACGACATAGCAGAAACCATCCCCCCGTTCCTTGAGTTCCTTGCAAAGCTAGAAGAGAACGGCGTCAACATCAAATGTCTGCGCCTCTATGCCACCGGCGGCCGAGGCTTCCATATCGAAATCCCCGAGGAAGTTTTCATCGTGAAGCCTCCCAAAGGCGGCACCACCCTCCTCCCCTACATCTTCAAGGAGATGGCGCTGGAGTTGGTGGTGGACACCATGGACATGAGGGTCTACACCGGGCGCAAGGGTCGCATGTGGCGCACACCCGGGGTCGAGCGGATCAAGGACGGCGCACCCACGGGCAGGTACAAGGTCTCGATCACACTTGATGAGGCCTTGGGCATGACGCCCGATCTCTACGTGCAGTTGACGTCCGCCCCTCGGGATGAGATGCCGCGCGCCACGCCGGAGATCAGCACCTTCCTGGCAGCCATGTTCGCCAAAGCGCAGAACAAGGTGGACGCCCAACTCAAGCTGCGTGCCAAAGGCAAGCAGGACGAGGAGCTTCTGGCCCGCCACAACGGAGCCTTCCCGCCAACGGTTGCGAGACTGATGAATGGCGAGAACATCCTGAGTTCCGTGGGGTTCCAGCGCATCGCAATGCAGTTGGCCATCACCGCCAACGCACTGAACAAGTCTGGGGACGACCTGATCAAGGCTTGCGAAGGGTTGATCCAGAACCATCAGGGCGACTCGCAGCGCTACAACTCCCCGCGCAAACGCAAGGAGGAGTTGCTGCGGATGTGGGACTACACCCACGACAACCCCTGCTACGGCTACTCCCGAGGAGGCATCAAATCACTGTGCGCCCCCGGCACCAACACCTCCGACCTTGATTCCGCAATTGAGTCCGTCGGCGTTGGCACCGTACCAGAGGGTGACGAGGACGATGAGGCGTTACCCAAGGAGCTTCAGGATGAGATCGACGCAGGGGCGTCCTCACTGCTTGAGGGAATGATTCTGTCTCTCAAGGGAATCCACAAGCGCACACCTGACGGGGTCAGAGACTTGTCGAACGTGTCCTTTCGTAAGCCCTCCAAGATGGTGGATTCCGAGGACGGTCTGCTGATCGGAATCGAAGCGCAAGTCGTTGTGGACGAGAAGTTCGACATGGGTCGCCAACTGATCGAACTCCCAACCTTCGCTTCCCGCGCCAACCTGAGCAAATTCTGCTCAGGACGCAGCGGTGTTTTTTCCGGCAGCGATACGCAGGCCGGTGTGGTTCAACTCAATTTATCGCGCTCAGCGCGGAAGGCAGGACGTGTGATTTATATAGTTCGCAAAGAGGGCCTGGATGTAATCCAGAACCCAACAGTCCAAAACAAGGTTCAGAAGGAAGTGATCTGGGCGGCGCCGCAAGGTGTCATCTGTAACAACACTGAAGTCAAGTACGCCTACCAACCCAAGGTGGCCAACAGCCCAGTGTTCAAGACCGACATCCACCTGTGCGCGACCCTGGGGGATACGCAGGACACGCGGCTGTGGCTGCACTCCCTTCTGTCAGTCAACAGCCCAGTGATCGTGGCCCAGATGCTGGGGTGGTTTGTGAGTTGCTTTCACAAGCAGTTCTACCAAGCCGCGTATCAGCAGTTCCCTCTGCTCCACCCCAACGGCCCAGCAGGCAGCGGCAAGACCCTGACAACGTTGATGATGACGCGCCTGTTCCATGTCACGACTCCACCGGTGATGTTGGGCTGCTCGCCGAACAGCTCCACACCATTCACCCTGAAGGGCGCCTGGACAAGCTCCGCAAGCATTCCGCTGATCCTTGACGAGTACAAGCCCAGTGAAATCGGCCAGGCGCGCTGGGACTTCCTTCTCCAACATTTCCGCATGTTGTACAACCAGAGTCACGGCGCCAGTGGCGGCATCAACCGGGGTGGGTCCGACACATCGTTCCGGGACATCACCCAGTACAACTACTCGGCACCAACCGCGTTCCTCGGCGAGTCCCAGGAGATGCAAACAGCCATCGTGCAGCGCTCGCTCCCCATCGCGTTCAACCCGTCGGACAGCGCGGCACACACGCTTGCCTTTGAACATGCGACGGCTGGAGTTGACTTCATGCCGATGCTCGGTGCCCTGCTGCTGCGCCGCTCCCTGTGTGAAACCACAGAGAGCCGCAAGTTGGTTCTCGATCCGATCAAGACAGCACTGCGCGGCCAATTTGACAGAGCGGTGCATGACCGCCAGGTCTTCAACCTGGCAGTGGTGCTGGCTGGCCTGGACTACCTTGACGAGACCCTTGCGACGGTCTTTGGTGACGAGTTCAAGGACGACATGGCCGCCCTGAAGGGTTCGATCTACGACCACCGTGCAGAGATCAATGTGGGCGCCATGAGTGAGGCGTCCAAGGTACTCAACGACATGTCCCTCATGTCCCGCTCGGAGGACTCTGAGAGCGAGTTCTGCCTGCGTGAGGGCTATGAGTACATCGTGGGTGACGGCTATATGGAAATACTGATGAGGGAGTCCTTCGTCAAGTATTTTGCGTGGGCCAAGCGCAAGGGTTTCACACCCTTGTACATGAGTCAGGATGCGTTCATCTCCGCCATGGCCAAGAGCCCAACGGTGACGGACAAACTGTGTCTCGCCAGCAAGCTGAGGACCAGCGGGCAGGCAAGAATCTTTCGCTTCAACTTGGAAAAGATGGTGGCGGAAGGTATTGAGGAGTTCAAGAGCAAATCGGCTCGTTGAACATTTGTAACTGAAACTTGAATAGGAAAAATTAACCATGGCACTCAAGAAGCCGACATTCGAGCAAGAACCAACCACCTCCGCTCAAGGTGATACAGCAGTTGAGGAGCGCGTTGCGAAAGCAGTTGCTCCAGAAGCTACTGCAGCAGTCGCTGCAACTCCTACCCTGGAGGCGCAGGTTGTGGCTGAGGTGGCTATCGCCAAGGCTGCAACCACATCAGTGGCGGTGGCTGACTCCGCCAATGAGGCCAAGCGCTTCAAGAAGGAAGTCGAAGACATGAAGGGAGCCAGCGACTTCAGCTACGGCAACTACAGTGTCTTCAAGGGCGGCAATGGCGAGATTCGCTGTACCGAAACCAAGGAGACCTTTGGTCGCTGGGTCAAGGTGCGCCTGATGTCTTGGGACGATCACGTCGAGATTTCCCCCGGGGAATCTGGCGCATCGACCAAGTCGTTTGTCGCCTACTCCAAGGACGGCAAGGTTATCGACTCTGTCATCGGCGACGAACAAAAGTCGTGGATTGGCAAGTCGGTCGCAGACTATGTCAATTACCTGAAGGACGAGGAAGGATTCTCCAAGACCAAGTCCCGCCGGTTCATCGACACAGCTTGCGCCGTCTTGGCGTCTGACAGCGGCGACGGCCCCATCGGTCAGGTCGTTCAGATCACTCTGAGCGAGTCCAGCATCCCGGCGTTTGCCCGCCACCAACAGACCCTGGCGGACAACGCTCGGGCTGTAGCGATGGGCCTGCCTGGGTTCAGCCTGCCCACTGACCCCTTCACGTTCTTCTTCCTGCGGGAGGTAGCGTCCAAGGGTGACAACGAGTGGACCAAGCTGCGCATCGTGCAAACCTTGCCGGCAAAAATCTAAACCTCACAGACGGCCCTTCGGGGCTGTCTTTTCAATGACGAAAGGAAACCACATGACAAGAATCAACTTGGGCGACAAGGTTCGAGACCTTGTGACAGGCTTCGAGGGCATTGCCGTGGCACGAACAGAGTGGCTGAATGGGTGCTTCCGGGTAACCCTTCAATCTGACTGCTTGGACAAGGATGGGAAGGTGACACCGAGCGAGACTTTTGATGAGCCACAGCTCGACGTCCTGATACCAGGGAAAGTCCGAACAGGTCCACGGGACACAGGCGGGCCGGCCGACACACCAACGCAGCACGCTGGGCCGGTGCGGTGATGGAACAAACATACCTGTTCCTGGACACCGAGACGACGGGAGCAGGACCCACCGATACCGCTTGCGAGGTCGGCTGGGTACGCACCGACGGAGAGTTCAACATCCTTGAGACTGTGGAGAGCTTGATCGACCCCGAGCAACTGATTGGACCGAGCGCCTCTGGCATCCACGGTCTGGTCAATGCCGATGTCGAAAACTCCCCCACCATCAAGGAGTTCTTTACCGTCGATGATCCTTCCTGCTACGGCAGGCTGCTGCCCGCAGATTCAGTTGTGGTTGGCCACAGAATTTCATTTGACATGCGCTTTGTGGGCCCGTACTTCGAGGCACCTCCACAAGAGGTTTGTACTTTAAGGTGGGTCCGAAAGCTCTACCCTGACATGGATGATCACAAGCTGAGCACCTGCGGCTTTGCCCTCAACCTACCCCGCTCAGCGGGCGCGCACCGGGTGCTGGCCGACGTCATGTCAGCCTACCACCTGTGCAAACACATCTGTGACCGCACAGGCTACACGCTGCAGCAACTCGCTGAAGCATCCGCCGCGCCCATGGAGATTCACACCTTCCCTTTCGGGAAGCACAAAGGCACTGCATTCCGACAAGTTCCAAAGAGTTATTTGCGCTGGGCGCTGGAAAATATGAAGGGCTTGGATATGGATATGCGGTACAGTATCGACCTTCACCTCAAATAAGAATAACAAATATGAGTGAAAATCAATCCCCTACTGCGCCCACTTACGACCAGTTCGTCCGCAAACTGTTCAACCGCAACGGCAACCCCGCCAACGACTTCACGCATGCCATCCTAGGAATCGTCACCGAGATTCACGAGTACGAGTTCGCCAAGGACCCAGTGAACGGACTCGAAGAGCTTGGAGACTTGCAGTTCTACCTCGTGGCGCTGCGTCAGGTCATTGAAGACCGCCCGGGCTGCCAAATCGAACCCAAGGACCTGCTGGACCTCAGCAACGCCAAGCCTTGGGAAGGATGCACCAACGTTGGTGCCCTAAGCACTGAACTGCTGGACCACGCCAAGCGTTGGATCGGGTATGGCAAGCAGCCCAAGGACCTCGTGGAGGTGCTCAACACCGCCCGCGTCCTCGCATACTTTGCCAACGTCACTGGCCCCTACCCCTGCGCTGACTACCAGCGCATCGAGGCGGTCAACATGGCGAAGCTCCTCAAACGTTACCCCGGCGGCGAGTTTGACGCTTTCCGTGCCGTGGTTCGTGATTTGGATGGCGAACGTGCGGTCCTCGAATCTGCTCAATAAGCACTCCCTCCTTCGGGCCCTGCAGGACATCTCGCAGGGCCTGTTTGAGAGAGGTATGCTGACCAAGTATGCGGACTACATTCACATGCTTGAGACGACGCGCTTGCAGGAGACGGTGACCTTCCCAGCCTTCGACCTGTTCACGTCAGGCAAGCAGTTCCCTGTCTACCAGTGGTTCCTGCCAAAGCCGTCTGCAAATATCAAGTCCTTCTTGGCCATCTACGACAAGTTCGTCTCTCAGGGGTTGGGTGCCATAGACAACCCGGGTCGGATAGCCTCCACGATCTACGGGGAGGCTACCGACGCCGGCCGCCTCTTCACACACTTCAAGGACGCTGACCAGTGGTATGCCCCGGGCCTTATTCTGGCCGCTGCGAGCCAGTGGTTGGGTGCAGAACTTGAATACGCTGGACCGCAGGGTGTGGGCCTGCGCCTGGGCAACGGGCTGATCGAAGTGACCCCAGAGGGTTGCTGGTCCAACACTCACCGCAAGGTGGTGAAGGCTACGGTACCTGCTGTAGATGAGAGTTGGCCAGTGGCACCGTTCCCTGCGACGAGCACCAAAAACAAGCAACTCGCTGCCTTCAAACACATCAGCGAGTCCTTGCCTGCATCTCTGCAATACGCAGCCAACCTTCTTGCCCTGGGCCTGAAGGAAGAAGTCATCAACGACGTCTGGCTGTATGAGAACCGGGCGGAGATTTCTGAACGCTTGCTCAAGCGAAGCCGTGCAGGTTCTCAAAAGCTTGACCGTGCTACCTTGGCTGTGCAGCAGTGCGCTGAAGTGCTTGAGGACGCGCTGGACGTGGTGCCAAGGCTCTACGAAGTGGCTGTGCCCGCCCTGATGGGGGCGCACCGGTTCAAGAAATTGTTCGGGCCTGTCGTGCTGTTTCAGGAAGGTCGCGTAACCCGCGAAGAAACCCTGCAGCGCTGGCGCGATCTGATCGAGCAAGAGTGGGAAAGGCTGCAGTATGCAAACTGCTAAGCACTCCATGGTCGAGACCCTGGTAGGCACCGCCGTCGGCTTCGGCGTGTCCGTCCTGCTGTGGGAAGTTGCTGTCAAACCGATTTGGGGTATCGAGACGAGTTTCGTCGAAAACCTCTCCATCACGACGCTGTTCACGATTGCCTCCATAGCGAGAGGCTACGCGGTACGGCGGTTCTTCAACATGTTGCACAACAAAAATAACAAGAAAGTTGCACATGACAATACTTATCGGAGTTACGGGACTCGCTAGGAGCGGCAAAGACGTTTTTGCCTCAGCCTGCATCAAGCAAGGTTTCGTCCGCCTCGCGTTTGCTGACGCGCTGAAGATCGCCACGGCGTACATTGCCCACGAAGACTCGCGCTTCTTCTTTGACGACGTCGCCAAGGAGGAGCACTGTGAAGTCCTTGGCATGACGCGGCGCAGAGCCCTGCAGAACGTCGGCAAAGCCTTGCGTGAGGCCATTGGGCCGGACGTCTGGATCAACCGGGCGATGTCTGACTGGACCTACCGGGGCAAGCCCGACACGGTCATATCCGACGTGCGCTACGAGAATGAGGCAGACGCCATACGCAGGCTCGGGGGGACGATCGTACGCATCACTCGCCCCGGGGCAGGCCTTGCCGGTGAGGCCGGCCAGCACGAGTCTGAGAAGCCGCTGCCCGACTACTTGATTGACATCGAGATCGAGAACGACGGCACGATCGGTGAGCTCCAGTGGGAGGCTCGCAAAATAATCGACATCCTGCGGAGCAACGAGTGAACGAGGCCGACAACCTCGACGCGGCGGCTAACCTGACCCAACAGCGGACCGACGACGCCATCAAGAACGCCGCGTGGTGCATGCGCCCTCAGCAGGTGCAGAACGCCGACGGCACATGGCCTCAACCCGACTGCGACGACTGCGGGGATGAAATCCCGCCCGAGCGCCTGCAGTTGGGTCGAATTCGCTGCGTCTATTGCCAGCAGCGTCTGGAGAAGAGGGTCGGAAGATGACCAAACCCCTGTCCAAAGCCGAGCAACTCCGACGCGCCAACAAGATGCTGCTGGCGCTTCTCAAGACGCCGAAGACCCGCGCCGGCCTATTGGCGGCGGTGACGACAGGGACCATCACCAAGAACTTCATTTACGGCTGGCTGTCCGAGGGCAAGCGCAACGGAACGCTGACTGTGCTGAAGACACGCAACTCACTGACTTACTGCGTGGCCGCCCAGGTGGTCCATGAGGTGGCCGAAGAGAGCGTGTTCCCACAGTGGCTGGACCCAAGAGTCCTGCCACGGCCCTGCGGGCGCAGGGCCTACCTTGACGGCAAGTTTGTCAAGGCTCCCGCAAACAACTCAGATAAGAAGAACAAAACATGAGATTGCTCCTCGACATGAACTCCATCCTCAATGCCGCCCTTCTGGGCGGCATTGACCAGGATGACGGAAAAGTCGTCATCGACGACAACGGCCGCAAGCACCAAGTCAACTCTGCAAATTACGGCGTGGACAAGTTCTTCGCCACCATCGACCAACTCTGCATCGAGTTCGAGATCGCTCCGCGCCAGATGATCGCAGTGCTGGACGGCAAGAACGCCAAGCTGCGCCGCCAAGCCTTCCTGCCCACCTACAAAGAGGGGCGCAACAAGATTCCAGAAGTCAGCGAGCAAATCAACCTGGCGCGCGACATCTGCACACAGGGCATGCTGGACCTCGGCGCACACGTCGCGCAGCAGCAAGGCTTCGAGGCTGACGACGTCATAGGCTACCTCTGCAAGACCTTGCGCAACGAACCAAACGTGGTGGTCACGTCCGACGGTGACTTGACCGTGCTGGTGGACGAGAACACCCATGTGTGGCGCCTGGGCAAGATGAATGAGAACCCTTACGGCCCGTTCCCCCACAGGTACATCACGCTGTACAAGGCGCTGGTCGGTGACACCAGCGACAAAATCCCCGGCGCCAAGGGCTTCGGTGACGTGGCGTGGTGTGACCTGGTCCGCATCTTCGGGGTGGAGAACCTTGAAGAGTTCCAGCGCATGATTGTTGAAGGCTGCCTGCACGAGCTCAAAGACAACGTGGGCGACCTCAAAGCCCTGCAGAAGGTGATCGACAACAAGGACATGGTCACCACCTCCTGGCGCGTGGCCAGCTTGTTCATCGACGAGATCAACACCATGGACCGCCCGATGGAAGTGCGCGCGGGAATGGTCAAGCAGTGGGGTGACCAGGGCTCCTTTCAGGCGCCTGAGCTGCGCCGCTTCTACGGCACCAAGACGCTGGTGACAGCCAAGAACTACGAAGGCGTCAAGGAACGCTTTGCACACGTGGTGGGCACATCCCCGTTCGTCTCACTGGACATCGAAACCTCATCGTCGGAAGAGTCAGACGAGTGGATGGAATCGCTGAAGAAAGCCACGGATTCCGACCGCGACCGTATCGACGTCCTGGGCCACGAGTTGACTGGGATGAGTTTGACCTTCGGCGACAACACCCAGCACACGATTTACATGAGCGTGGACCATGCGGACACCGACAACATCACGGTGGACCAATGCCGTGAGATGTGCGAGTTGATCCCTTCGGACCGCCTGCACACCGTTATCCAGAACCGCCAGTTCGAGTTCAGCGTGCTGTACCGCACCTGGGGCGATAAGTGGAAGGACAACGGGTGGCACGGCATGGTGCCCAACGCCGTCGACACCAAGGTCGGTGCGTCCTACACGGACGAGAACCTGAAGAAAGGCTTGAAGCAGCGCAGCCTGCACCACCTCGGGTACACGCAGGCTACCTACGAGGAGACGACTCAGAAGTCGGGCCCGGTAGGGGCCCTACGTGGCGGGAAGGTCACGAAGACCTTCAGCCAGGTGTTGCAACCTGCAGTCTACGAGCAGGTTACCTCAGAGGTAACCGACCCGGAAACAGGTGAGATATTTGAAACGGTAGTCAACGGAAAGCTACTGCAACCCGCCGTCCTGCAGGACTGGGAAACACGCCAGTACAAGATGAAGGAGTTGACGGGTCTGGAGGTTCTGGCTTACGGGGCGGATGACACCATCTGCACCGCCGCGCTGCACACCCATTACAAGTTCGTGATGGACTTGGAGAACACCTGGGACGTCTACCTTGAGGTTGAGACGCTCCCCGAGTACTTGACCAGCCTTGCCTTTGTGCAGGGGATCAAGATTTCGCCGGCCACCCTGCGCGACATGGAGAAACGCGACGACGAGACCTACGACGCCGCCTGGAAGACCCTGCGCGAGTACTTGATGACCAAGGGTTGGGAAGGTACGGCATGCCCAGAGTTCGAGGGCTCGATTGAGCCGGCGGACGCCAAGCTTGCGGTGTCGATCCTGCTCGAAGGCGAGTTCACCACCCGTAAGCGCAAGCTCGACGGAATCGCATACGACATTCGGGAGCAGTTCCCCGACAACGGCATTACCGACCTGCTGGCCGAGATCATTGCCAAGAACGATGTCAACGCGCTGAACAGCCTGGTCAAGCAGCACTTCACCGGTGAGCCGAAGATCAACTTCGGCAGCCCAAAGCAGATTCAGCAGTTGTTCTACAAGACCTTGGGCATCACGCCGCGCATCGTCAACAAGCTGACTGACAACCAGCGCGAAAACGAAGTGATGGTGTCGGCCTTCAAGAAGCGCCGCCAGCAAAAGGAAGGCAAGGTCGTGGAGTTCACTCCTGCAGAGCACGACGCCCTGATCAGCAAGTCCTCCACCGACGACACTGCGGTGGATACCGCCCTGGCGCTGGACGACCTGAGCGCCGAAGTCAAGGAGGTGCTGAAGGCCTACAAGCACATCAAGGAAGTTCAGACCCGGCGCAACCTGTTCTACAAGACCTACAAGGCAATCCCGCACTGGCGCGACGGCCGGATTCACCCGTCCCTGAACCAGAGCGAGGCGGTGACGCGGCGCTACTCGGCGAGTGCGCCCAACGTGCAGCAGCTCCCGTCCAAAGGTGAAGGCGCCAAGTTCCGTGAGGTCCTGCTGCCGCACCACAAAGACGCCCTCGTGGTGTCCATCGACTGGTCGGGGCAGGAGCTGCGTCTGGGGGCGGAGTTGTCCGGTGACGAGGCCATGACGTCATGTTACGTTGGCGAAAATCTGCGCGACATGCACAGCTTGACGGCGGTGGCCGCTGCGGTGCAGATGTGGGGTCAAGCGGTCAGCTACGATGAGTTCCAGGCCATGCGCAAGTCCTCGGACGAGGCTGTTGCAGTTAAGGCGAAGGACCTCCGGGACAAGGCAAAAACGGTGAACTTCGCCAGCCAGTACGGTGCCATGGCCGCCAAGATTGCCGAGACCATGATGTGTACCGAGGAAGTCGCCCAGGCGTTCCTTGACGCTCGGGCCGAGGCATTCCCGGAAATCATCGCTTGGGACTTGCGGGTGCAGGAGCAGGCCCGCAAGCTTGGATATTCGCAGACCATGATGGGTGCCCGCCGCCACCTGCGCGAAGCACTGAGCAACGAAAACAAGTGGGAGCGCAGCAAGGCCGAGCGCCAGGTTGGGAACTTCTGGATTCAGTCCAGCGGAGCCGAAATGGCCAAGCTTGCGATGGCGCGCGTCTGGCGCTCACGCATCTGCACTGGCAAATACGACGCAGTTTTCCTGTGCCCAATCCACGATGAGTTGGTGTTCTCGGTCCACAAAGACCAGGCCGCCGACTTCATTGCTGAGGCCCACGCATGCATGGTGGCCCAGTACTCAACGATGAAGATTCCCCTGGAAAGCTCCATCGCAATAGGCAAGACCTTCGCCTGTGAAATCGAAGTCGGCACTGTGCCCGACGCCGAAATCATCAAGAAGGCCATCTCTGAACTTTTCCAAACAACAACTACAACAGAAATGGAAACCGTATGAAGCCGCAATTAGCAGAAGACGCCATCCTCGACAAGGTCGTCTACCCCGTGTACTGCCAACCCAAGATCGACGGAGTGCGCGCCATGAACTTGAACGGCACCCTGACTGGGCGAAGCCTGGACCCCTTCGAGGGCTTCGGCATCACCGAGTACTTCAGCCAGCCCGAGTTCGTCGGGTTGGATGGCGAAATGATCCTGGGCGACAAACCCAACTGTACTGACCGCCTGTGCAGCAGGACGACCGGCGCCATGGGCCGCTTCAAGGGTGTGACCGTCATGCCCGACCTCACCTGGTGGGTGTTTGACTACATCACACCGGAGACTGTGAAACTGCCCTACCGCGATCGTTACGCACTGCTTGCCAACCGCGTCAACGTGTTGAACCACCCCCGTATCCACCTGGTGCCAAACGCACACGTTGGAGCCCGCGGGCTGCTCGACACCATCATCGCCAACGACTCCGAGCAAGGGTTCGAGGGCACCATCATCCGCAACCCGAACGCCGTTTACAAAGAGGGCCGCGCCACCAAGAAGGGTCAGGAGTTGTGGCGCGTGAAGCCGTGGGGTGACGCTGAGATTCTGGTCACCGGTGTCACCGAAGGCCAGATGAACGGCAACGAAGCCAAGACCAATACCCTGGGCCGCACCGAGCGCAGCAGCGCCCAGGCTGGCATGGTGCCCAACGGGCAGGTCGGCTCCATCCAGGGCACGATGCTGGCGGACTTCCACTGCCCACTCACCGGCAAGTTGCTGTTCGCCAAAGGCCTCCCAGTCACTGTCGGGAGCGGTGAGATGTCCGTGAAGGAAGCCACCCACTACTTCCAGAACCAGCACGAGATTGTGGGTCACATCGTGAAGTTCAAACACATGCTCCACGGGATCAAGGACCTTCCGCGCTTCCCGACCTATATGTCCCACCGCTTGCCACAGGACCTCTGATCACTCACCACCCTGCCCGTCGGGGACATTGACGGGTGCGCGAGCTGG